ATAACTTAATACTAAATGAGACGGTATCTTTTAGGTACATTATTAATAAGGCAAATCCAGCAAGTATTGCCAAATAAGGATTAGCCATTAATGCTCTACCAAATAGAATTGCTTGGTCTTTCATACCACTAAGTGCACTTACACTCGTATTAAGATTACCTAATAAATTTTCTGTGACTTTTTGTTGAGCTTGAACTGCTGAGATTGCATTTTTTCTTCTATCAAAGACACCTTTGGTCATTTTAAGTTCTTCTTTTAACTTATCTGCTTTTTGAATTGCATCTTTTGTACCAAGACTTTCTAACTTTCTAATACTATCTGCAGTTTTTAATATTTTCTTTTTGTGTCCTGCAATATCAAAAGAAGCCATTGCTTCTTTATCGGTTAACGAGCGTAACTCTTCTTGTGTATCAGTAATATCTTGAGCAATTTTTAATTCTTTTTTTCTTGTTTCGAAAGCAATCTTTAATCCGTTTAATCTGGCCTTTTGATGTTCAGATGCTTTGCCCTCTTGCTCAGAAATTGTCTTTGCATAACTTGCAATTATCTTCTTGAGTTTTTCTTGTTTTTCTGTTAATTCGAGAATTTTTTCTGCATTCTCAATAGCATTGTTGGCCATTAGTATTCCCTACTTAGAATCCTAGCTCTTTATCATACTTCATGTATTTACTTGGATTCTTCTTAAAATCCTTTATGAAATCTGCAACTTCTTTATTACTTTTATTGATAATTTTATCAATTTTTTTATCACTTAATCGTTGAATATCTTTCTTCAATCGTGCAAAGAAACCCTCTAGCAATCCTGCTTCATGTAGTTTTCTTAATTGTGATTCTTTTATTTTCATTGAATTATCCTTTAGTGATGTTACCAATAATAAATATCAGGTTTCTATTTTTTCCTGCGGGAGCGTTTTTTAATTTCATCGTTTTCTTTTTTGCGTTGTTCTATCATTAGATTCTGATAAAATAATCGCATATGAACGGGCATGTTGTAGAGTTCAGTCCAACTGAATCCACTACCATGATATACTAAATTGAATATACTTTCGTGTAAGTCTTTTTTATAAGCTGGACTCAGGCCAAAAAAACCTAACCCCTACAGGTATGTTTACCTTATGGGGCTCTCCAATTTGACTTGTATATTCTTGTTCGAATGTTACATCTGGTGTAACTTCTTTTAGATATGCTCTAAACTCTCTTGTATCTTTAGCAAGGAATTGATTATCAACAAAGTTATTAATAGTAGATTTATCTGTCTCTCCATCTACTGAAATAATTTGTTTTTTTAATCGTGTGGTAAGTTCTCTTGAAACACCACCAAGTGCTGCTACCTTTTTATATCCCTCTATCTCAGCATCAAGTTCTCTCTCATCTTTATGAGTTAGTAACTTAAACTCAATAGTTCTCTTAGATGTAGGTAAGGTAAATTCAAATTTGTTTCCATTTTTGAATAACTTTTCATCTGGTTTGGTTGTTTCTAACTTTGTCAAATCGAATGTATGTTCGACATCTAAACCTGTATCTGGGTCTACGATTTTTATTGTATAATCCTTACCATAACCCAACACACGAGTTCCCACCATCAAAGCATTTTTATCCCCAATCAACAAATCATCTAATTTTACTTTAGGGTCTGCGATAACACTTTCCAATAATTTATCAATCACTGTCCCTTTTTCAATCAAGTTTGTAGATGTAAGAATATCTTCCTCTCTTGCAGTCATGTATTTAACTTCTATTGTTCCACTACTTAATGGACTATCTTTAGGATATAGTAACCCTTTTGATGGTAAAGATAATTGTTCAGTAGGAAACGCGTACTGATTTTCAGCCATATTTATCTCCTATGAAATGAATTTAAAACCATATAATAATAATTATGTTATAACTTTCGTAAAAACGAATTTATTTTATTTTTTGTTATTTCCTAATACTTTCTCTGCACCTGCGATTCCAAAAGAACCTAAAGTGGTGAATAGGAATGAGTTATATACTACATCATTGATAACTAAATCTTTACCCATGATACCAGTAACAACATCTGCTCCTGCAAAGATAACCATTATTGTAAATGCACCGAAACCTATTATTGATTTTTCGTTGTAATCATTGTCATCTTTGAATATTTCCCACATACTCATATGCCCTCCTAACTTAGAATGATAAAATAGCGTAATCGTAACGAAGTGTTAAACTGATATCAGCAACATCCGTTCCGTTAGCAAAATCTAAATCGTTGAAGTTTGCTGTTTGGATGAATGCTCCAACCAACTTCCATTCTTCAACCTTATCACCGACTGGTCCTAAAAGATTAAATGTAATATCTTTTTTGTAGAAATCTGAATATCCATCACGACCTGTTACTGATTCATGATGTAATCTTACCCACTCCATAACTGCCTGTGCTCCACTTGGAACGATTGGGTCATAAAGAGTAATCTCTAGCGGTTCCCAAGTACCTTTACCTTTAAGGTATCTTTTAACATTAATGTGATTTAGTTCAATCTCCTCAAAAGTAATTTGAGGTCTATTCATTGTTTTAACAAAGTAACTTGGTATCCCATCGATATCCATAATGAACCTATTTTTTGTTTTCGGTTCAAACGCTTTGAAAAAGATTTCGTCTTGTGTTAAAATGTCGGCCATTTTATTCTCCTAAAGTATTTGCCTTTAAAATTTCTTCGATAATAAATATCAGCAAATAAAAAAAAGTGTATTATATGGATGTTTTCTTCATAGTTTTTTTGAAGTTTTTTAAAAAAAAACCTTGACAATGGACTTAGAAAGCCTTATATTATAGTATGATAATAATAAGAAAGATATTAGGAAGATATATTATTGGGAATGGTATTGTTCCTTTTTTGGGATATCTGATAAAACAGATGGGAAGATTGGAAAGATTTATGCACAATCAACAAATGGACATATACTATCACTATAAAGATAGACAAGATATCGAATTTTTAAATCATATCAAGTTTCAACAAAATTATTTTAAAAATAATTAAAAAAATACTTGACATGTATGGTAAAAAAGCCTTATATTATAGTGTAAGTTAATTGAAAGAAAAGGATGAATTATGGAATATTATGATTATATGATGACGGAAAATCAACAAACTGAGATGAATGAAGCTCAGAGAAACTTTGATAACTATATGATAGGTTGTATAGTTGGGTTTTTAAATATGAACAATGTAGGTGAGTTTGTACACAATCCTACTGAAGAAACAGTCTATGATAATGTTGAGGGTTATTACTTAACTTATGATGAAGTAAGAATGTTAGGTGATGACCATAATTTTAATTTACAGAATTATGTATTATATGTGAGGAGCAAAAATAATGGGTAGTTATTAATGTGAGTACGAAGTAGTGGTGATGTAAAGGTTAGGTTCGAATCCTAAATGCTTCAATCAAAGGTGTTAATATCGTAATCGTAAGAACCTTTGGTAACAAAAAATCCCCCACTCGAAAGAATGGGGGATTTCTCTTTTATAAGCTAATTTATAAATTAAACTTATTCAGGAAAAGCTGCTCCTGTCGGTTGTATTACGAAATCCAACACAATGAATTCAGCAGTTCTTGTTGGTTGAATGAAGATTTGACCAACTAATTGGTTTCTATCCACAACATCTGGTGTGTTGTTTGATTCATCCATCACAACTTTAAACGCACTTAATCCACTATTTTGTTGTACACTATTCAAGAAAGGATTCACTATAGATAGGAATTTGTTTCTTGTTGCACTTGTGTTTTGTTCGAATACCAAGTATCTTGAAGAAGAAGCAATGAACTTACGAAGTCTGATTAACAGTCTTCTTACATTGATTCTATCAAGAGCAGATGGTTTTCCTTGTAATGTTTTTTGTCCAAACACTACAACACCTTGACCTGGGAATGAAGCAATTGGATTCACACGACCTTCATATAATTCGTCTCTTTCGGTGTGTGTTAATCTTGTTTTTGCTTCTAATACTGATGATAAACCACCACGATTCAATCCAGCAGGTGCAAACCACTCATGTGCAATAGAATCATTAAATGATATCACACCTGGTAGTACAACTGATGGTGGAACCCATACTGGTTTATTTTTACTTTCATCAATAATCTTGACCCATGGGTAATATGTACCAGCGTAGTTAGTATCAATTGAATTGATATCACTTACTGCGTTGTTCACACTTCTACCCCATCTTGAACCATCCATAATGTAGAAAGCATCGGCACGAGATTCAACTTTACTAATACCATGATTAGTAACTGAATTATGATACTCATGAATGATACCTGGTGTTACCAATAAATTGATATCAAACTCGTCTGGATTACTTACGGCATTAATTGCTCGTTTGTAAGCAACAGAACCACTAGCATTCGCATCATTACAATTGAATCCTTGTGTGTTTGTACCAGAGATATCATTACCTACTGCTTTTAATGTTGTTGGGTCATCACCATCGAATCCGCCTTGGAAAGGAACAACAAATTTCAACTGAGATTTAGCTGCAGCTGATAAAGATAGATTTTCAGTTCCATCCGCGTATGTTGTTACACCAAGTGTTGATGCATCGTTATGCCCAAGTTGATTCTCAAGTGAGAATATTGCATTATTACCAGTCCCTGCACTTCCAGGTATTGGAGCAAGGTATTGTTTGTTATCTTCTGCAGCGAATTTCCAACCATAGTAAACATTTTGGTCAAATACACCAAGTGTGTTAGTTTGTGCTGTTACAAAACTTGCACTTGGGATTGTTGTTGTACCAAGAACTGGATTACTTGCTGCTGCAAAACCATGTGGTAATAGAGATTCATCAATACCCTCAAGTTGTGTTACATAATCACTTATGTAAATATGAACTGATTTGTTTGGCCAATCACCATTGTAGGTAAGTTTACCATTTGAATCAATAGTTACATATCTATCACCAATTTGTCTTGGTAGGTAGTTTTGTGAATCTGGGTCAAAGTTTAGATTAGTAAACTCTTCTAATACTTCACCATCATCGGTTTCGCCTGGGTTATTCTTCAACACTCTTAATGCAAATGAACCATAATCACTACCTGGTACTGAACCAGCTGCAGTTAAATCTGCAATCGCGATTTTGAAATTATCATTTACATCTGTTCCATGAGAACGAGTATTGACTTTAAATAGATTTTTGTTTGCACTTCCAACTAACTGAGATACGATGTAAGGTGTAGTTGCAACTGAATAATCGTTAGTAAAATCTTCACCATTTGAGGTAGAAGCACTTACTATACTCATACTTACATTTGCATCGAATCCGTTGCCAGAATGGAGGTCTTTGAAGTTCTTGTAAACATAAACATCATTGTTTGTAGATTGTGGGTCTGTACCATAAATCTTTGTGATGTAGTTTGCAGAACCTGTATCAAATGAAATTGTTTTTGCTGAGTTAGTTCCAATCGTTAGAGATGCACTTGCCCAATCAGCTCCTGCTGCTAATGATGCAGAAGTTGGTCCACCTAAATCTAAAGATGGAGCATTTCTTGATGGTTTTAAAACTGCTGCTGTAAAGTTCCCCATTGAACTTGTTACATTCAGTCTTATAGATGAACTTTGATATCCACCTAATCCTAACACACGAACAATTGTCACTGCTGGAGCATTTTTAATATACTCCTTGACGGTGTAAGGTACATAAAAACGACTATCCACTCCACCAAAGATATTCTCAAATTGAGAAAAGCTTGTTATTTGGGTAGGTACAAATGCTGGTCCTTTGACAGTTGGACCAATAATTGCAGCACCGATATCAGCAATACCTTGTGGTAAGAAAGATAGGTCTTTTTCTCGTGTAAATACACCTGGACTTACTATTCTTTCTGCCATGTTGTTATTCTCCTAATTAATATTAATGTGAGTAAAACTTTATACTTACTCTATAAGTATCATTTTAAATTCTCAAAATATACTTAGCTTGTAAAGTTTTTTAAGAAATAGGTGTAAATTCACCAGTTTCTACATTTAAATTACCTTTTCCGTATTTTTCTTCTAAGGTTTGAGCCAATTTTTGTTCTGTTTCTTGTACTTGTAAATACGCAGATTCCAATTGAACTTCATACTGGTCTATTTCATCTACTTGTTTTAAGGCTAAAAGTTTTCTTACTTTAGTTCTACCAAATTCATTCTGTATATTGATGTAATCGTTTTTAATCGCATCTAATGATTTTAGTTCATCTTCGGTAAACTTAATAACCTCTGTTTTTTTCTTTGCCATTATAACTCCTTTTGTTACTATATATAAATATCATCCTTTATGCCGTAAACGCCTAATTTCTTTTTCCATCTTTTTAGTTTTTTTAGTTAATTCTTTGATACCCTCTATAAGTAGTGGTATAATCTTATCATACTGAACACCTTTGTATCCACCATCTCTATCTTTTACTGCTTCAGGTATTACTTCTTCTATTTCTTGAGCAATAACCCCAACATCATGACCACGATAGACATGTTGATTTTCATTCCAATCAAATTCATATCCACCAATTCTATTAATTTTTTCTAATGGACTTCCAATTTGTATTATATTATCTTTTAATCTTTTATCGGATGAATTAAACGCTATAACATCTCCACTTGCTCTAATTGTAGAACCACTTATATCACTATTGAAATATGCATCTCCTGCTTCTGACATATCCAAAGTAAGTGCGGTTATAGTTCCACCACCATCTTGACCTCTAAATACTATATCTTTATTGTTTGTTGCTGATTTGATTATAAAATCTGAAGAATCTCTTTTGAATCTACCAAATTCAGTACCACCATCTTTTAAGAGAATATCAGTACCATCGGCATCAAGTATGATATCTCCACCAGCATCAATTGTGAAATCTGCTGCTGTTGATACACTTGGTATTGCGGCATCACTACCACTAACTACTACTTTCTTCCAACTTGGCATCTATTTTATCTCCTTATGGTTGGTTACCCCTCGGCCCACTTCCTTGTTGCCAAACAAGGCCAATAAGTTATTCTTCAACCCAAAGTTCTCCGTCTTCTTCTCTGAGTTTTTGTTTCTCTACTTCTTGAATCTTTGAAATTTCTTTTTTCACTACGGATTCCGCCGATTCAACTTTCTGCACTTTCGCAGTTTTTTTATCTAACAAGTGATATTGTTGTTTTAGTTTATTAACCACATCCATTGCAATACCTAAATGTTTACCTGGAATCATAGAGTTCTTAATTAACTCGAATAAAAACTCTATCTCCTCTTTCTTAAACTTAGCTACTTCGTTTACTATACTTGTTGTTTTGCCTTTAACTTTAAAAGCCATTGTAACCTCACTTTAGTTTATGAATAAATCCAAATCGTTCCATCACTTGTGTTAACATGCATCATACCGATTCTATCACTATTACTTGTTCCAAAATCATTTGGATTTGTACCTGGATTTGCACCTGAGCCACTAACTGATACAACATATTGTCTTGGGTCTATTGATGTAGCATTTTCTGCTGTATCATCTTCTTTCGTTAATGACCATCTCTTTGCTGAATCATCATATCCAATTGCAGTACCTTTTGTTCCATCAGTACTTACAATCAAACCACCATCACCACTTGATGAACCACTTGAAGCCATAATAAATCTATCTGCAACTCTCAAGTTTGTGGAATCAATTGTAGTTAATGAACCATTTACATCCAAATTACCATCAATAATAACACCACCACTAAATGTAGCAGTATCACTTGATTGATTACCGATTGTGAAGTTACCACCCATATCAGTATTTAATGCAGTTGCTAAATTACTACCACCTGCGGTATAGAATGTATGAATCTGGTCTGCTGTTGCAAGTGCACCACCACCATCTGCGATTGCTGCTGTTTTTGCAGATATGGTTCTTGCCCCACTTCCATCATATGTAGTTCCACTATTTAATTCAATAGTAGTATCATCGACTGTGATTGCATTTGGGACTTTCAATACAGAAAGTGTATCACTTGATAATTCTATTGTTGAAGTATCTGCTGCATTTGTATTCAACATTGTACCCTCTACAGAATTTGCTGCGATTGTTACCGCACCATCATTTGCTAATGATATATCACCACTAACTGCAACTGAATTAATATCAGTTCCATCTCCAACAAGTATCTTACCATCACCACTTGCATCTAAATCAGTAGGTGCGTTTGAACCACCACCAACTTTAACACTACCTTGTGCGATATTTGCTAACTTGTTGTTATTTACTGCATCATTTGCGATTGTTAATGCACCACCTGCTGCGATTGTTGCATCACTACTTACATTTCCAAATATAGCATCCTCTAAATTACTAAATGTAATTTTCTTTTCAGTTCCATTGTCTGAATATAAGAGGTGGTCTTGTGTTTGGTGTAACGCTGTTCCTGCATCAAATGCATCGATATCCAAACTTGCTGCTGCAATATTTGTCAAACCTGAACCATCTCCTTTGAACGAACCACTCATCGAACCTGTGATGTGTGAATCAGCAACTTCTGAATTGTTTGTAAAATTATCTACAGTCGCATTACCTGTGTTTAAAGTAGATGTTCCATTATCAATGTTACCAAAACCACTTGATATAGCTCCAGCATTTAATGTACCAACACTTGTAATTTGTGTTTGAGATGCATCTACATCGATTACTAATGTTCCATCTCCTGTCGTAGCAGAAAGACCTGTACCAGCAACATCTGATGCTGCTTCTACTGCTGGGCCATTTGTTCCACCCACGATAATACTTCCGTTTGTTGTTAAGGCAAGGGAACCAACTGCATCTGTACCACTATCTTGTGAAATCAGAACCGCTTTATCTGTTAAAGATGTTGCACCAATACCACCTTGTGCTACTGGTAATGCAGTGTCTAAAGTCAAAGAAGATAGTTCCGCAGCCGAACCACTT